TCTGGGCGTTGTACTCGCGGATCATCCGCTGCGTGAGGCTGTCTCCGAAATGATAGACCTCCCCCGCATACCGCAGCGTCCGCTCCTCGATCCCCATCCCGTCAAACGCCTTGGCCGCGTCGAGCCTTGCGTAGCTGCCCTTTGCGACGGCGTTACCGATCAGCCATGCCTGCGCGTCCGCAAGGAAGTCCGCGTTGTTCGTTTCCTGAGAAACAAACCCAATGCTCCGGATTCCATACTGGAAGCTTGTAATCATGGAAGAGACCGGGACTTTTGCTCCCTCGCCTTTTCCATCCGCCTCCTTGAGCCGGTAGATCTCAGCGACTGCCTCGTCCAGCCTCTTGTCGTAGTCCCTGACTGCATCCGGCACGGTCACATCGCTTTTTTTGATCTCGGCTGCCGCCAGCTTCCGGGCGTCGTATTGATTTGCAGCAAGTGCCTGCGGCTTGCTTTCCTGCGCTTCCTGCTTTGCAGGCTTCGTCTCCGCCCGCTCCTGTGCTGGCTTTGTCTGCTCCTGCGCGGTCTCCCGTACCGTCTCCTGTGCCTTCGGAGCGGCCTCCTTTGCGGTCTGCGCGGCCTCCCGCGTTTCCTGTGCGGCCGTCTGCGTCTGTGCCTGCTGCGGCCTTGCCGCTTCCTGAACGGCCTGTACGGTCTGCACGCTTGCTTGCTGCGGAGCTTCTCTTGCCGCCTGCCGCGCATCCCGTTCGTCTGCATACTGGTTGTACCGCTCAAAGGCACTCATAGGCGCGCGCTGGATCGACGCCCGGCCCGCGTTCCACGCCTCCTGCGCCACATCCGCGTTCACACCCTGTGCGGCTCTCTGTGCCGCCGAAAGGCTCATTCCGTTCCTGCCGTACTCGTAAGCCGCATTCACGTCCTCTGCGTACTGCTGCGCGTCCTGCGCTCCGTCGTAGCCGGATAGAAGCACGCTGGTCATGCGGTCGTCAAAGCCGTACCGTCTGGCCGCGTCGGTCAGCAGCCTGTCCGCGTCGTCCCGGCTCTCCTGTGTAAACGTCCGTTCCGCGCGGGCCTCCTCCGTCTGCTGACGTGCCCGCGCGTCTGCTGCGCCCTTTACCTCCGCCTCGTTCAGCTTTTCAAAGGCATCCGCTGCACTGTCCGCCTCCGCGTCGTTGATGGCCTCTGTGTTCTCCTGCGACCGCGCCCACGACGCCTTTTCCGCATCCCGCGCCTTCGCATCCCGCTCATCTGCATACTGGTTGTACGTCTGAAAAGCCGCCTCGGCCTGCACGGCCTTGGCCTCGTTTTCCTCCGCGTCCACCGCTTCGCGTACCTGCTCCACGTCCACGGTCTCTCCGGCCTGATCCATCGCGTCGAGCACCGCGCCGATGTCCGCCGCGTCCGGCGTCACGCCGTAGGCGATCTTGTCCCGGATCACCTGCGCCGCCTCCTGCACGTCCGCGCTGTCCACGCTCTGTGCAATGTCTGCCAGCTCCGAGCCTGCCGTTCTCAAGACGCGCTCATATCGCGCCTGCTGTAGCTGCTTCGGCGCGTCGGCCACATTGCCGACCGCCGAAAGGAACACGCCTCCGAGGAATGCGTTCCCGATGGACGCCGCGTCTGCAAACTCCGTGTTGTCTCCGTTGTAGATGGCCCACTCTGCCACCGGGTCGAGAACTTCGGTAACGACCTCCTCCAGACCTTCCGACGCAATGTCGAATGCCTTGCTGTTGAGGATCTTCATGATCGTCTTGTTGCTTGTGAGCTTTCCGACCGCCTGATTTACCAGACCCGCATCCGCGTCGTAGATCGGGTTTCCGCCGAACAGCCTTTCGGAGAACACCTCCAAGCCGCCCGCGACCACGCCGTAGGCCAGCGCCTGTGCGTCGCTCGCGCCCTTGTCCTTCGCCTCCAGTGCCGAGTTGCCGCCGGACGTCAGTCCGAGCGTCACGAGATTGTTGACGCCCGCAATGCCGCTCAGCCCCGCGCCGAACAGCATATTTCCTGCCGACGGCATCTGCTGCAGAATCCAGAGCGGAACGCCCTTGTATTTCCCCTCGATCTCATCGCCGAGCTTGTTCAGCTCGTCTTTGTAGTACCGTGCCGACTCTTCTCCGGCGGTCATGCTCTCGCCCGTGTAGTAGCTGCTGAAATCGTCCGCAAGGGACAGCATTTTGTCCTTGATGCTTCCATCCGGCACAGCCTTTGCGAGGTCCCGCAGCACCCACGCCGCCGCGCCGTTCATGCCCTTATCCAGATAACTGTCGACCATAAACAAGCCGCCCAGTGCCATATCCGCGCCGCCGGAGATGAACTGCGTTGCCAGGTCGCCCGCATACTCCCCGACGCGCCCGGAAACGGACTTGTCCAGAACGGCCTTCTTGTATCGCGTATAGGCAAGCTCCTTCTGCATCTCGTCCAGTGTCATGGGCGTCTCGCGTTCGGCGTTTACCTTGTCATAGGCATCCTTGAATTCCGGCAGCCCGCCGCCCTCGGCATTCTGTGCCCGCGCATAATCGCTTGCGGCCTCCAGCGCGTCGATCCGCTTCCCGTATTCTTCCGAAGTGCGCCTGCGTCCTCGCTCCTGATCCAGCGCTGCGGCCTCCTGTGCTGCCTGCTGCTTTCGCTGCCATTCCTCAGCCCGTCTTTCCATCTCCCCGTCGAACTGATTCAGACCGATCAGGCGGCTATAGTCCTGCCCGGCATTCGTCGCCGCCTGCTGGGCCGCCGTTCCGGTCTGCACCTTGCGCTGAAACTGTAGATACTTCTGAATATCCTGTGCCGCCTGTACGCGTGTCTGCATATCCCCGTCGAGCTGATTCAGGCCGAGCATGCGGCTGTAGTCCCGCTTCTGGCTTCCGCCCGCCTGCTGGGCAGCCGTTCCGACGGATACTCTGCGTGGGAATTCCGTCTGCTTCTGGTACTCTGCGACATACTGCTTGTACTGCTGATATGCCGCCTCATAGCTCTGCGGCGTCGCTTTCCTGGTGTTCGTCCGGTAATCCGGATTATATGGGCCGTTCGTGACGTTCTGCCCGCCGCCGCTTGCCTCATACTCCCGCAGCGCGTCAAGCCCGCTGCGCCACGTTCCGCCGGAGCTGCCTGCGTTTCCTGTCTGCTGGTTTCCGCTCTGCGTCTGCCGTCCACTCCGCGCCTCATACTCCCGCAGAGCATCAAGCCCTGTGCGTTTCTTTGCCATATTGCACTCCTTATTCCTTCGGGATTCCGTAGCCCGCCTTGTTCAGGATGCTGACCAGCTCGTTATACTGCTTCTTTCCGGTCGAATTGCTCAGATTGAGTTGTCCCGCCATACTCAAAAACAGGTCGTATGCCTTTTCCGGCTGTCCCGCCATGATCCACTCGGTCATACCGCGCTTGAGCTGGTTGTACGTCTGTGCCATTGCACCGCCCGCTCCGCCGCTGTTGTAGGTGTTGTCGATATACCCCTTTCCGCTTCCGGTTCCGGAGCTGCCCGCTCTTCCGCCTCCGCTGCCGCCGCTTCCACCTGCGGCCCTCTGCTGCGACTGCCAATAGGCCTGCTCCTGCGCAGCCTTCTGCTGCCAGTAGCTGAGCTGATCCGACCACTGCGTGTAATCTTTGTTCCACTCGGAGTCGTAGGAGCTCCGCGCGTCGGCAAGGTCGTTGTAGTAGTCCGATACCGTGTCCCGGTACTTGCTGTAGTCCATGCTCTCCCGGTCGCTCACGAGGCCGTACCTGTTGTAGAGATCCTGCCCCTCGTCCTGATACCGGCCATACGCCCGGTCGTAGAGCTCCGGCACGATGTCGTTCAGGCTCTGGAGGTATGCGTTGTAGGTCTGCTGTCCTACCTGCTCTGCGTAGGTCGAGCCGTAGCCGCCCGTGAGGCTGGCTGCCTGGCCCATCGTGTCCTGCATGGCCGTCCTGCCAAGCCTTTGATACTGCTCCTTGTACTGCTGATACAGCGCATCCTGATTGAGGTCGTATTGGAACGGCTTGCGGTTGGTGATCTGGTCATACAGGCTGTCCAGCTCCGCATCCCACCGCGACTGATACGCGCCCGGCCTCCGGCTCTGCACCTGCTGGAGGTATGCCTTTGCCTGCGATACCGCGCCGGAAGGGGAGTAGCCCCTTTCGAGATTCCCGAGTCTGCCCGCCGTGTAGTCGGAATAGCCCGGCAGCGTGTTCCGCGTGGAATAGCTGCCCTTGTAGTTCTGCGTGGTCTGGCCCTTGTTTACGAGCGTGGACTTGTACTGCCCGTCCGCGCCCACGCTGTCGATGCGGTAAGTACCGCCCGCAGTTACCACCTCGTCGCCGACGCCAAGCCCAGACGGCGCACGTCCGTCATCATTTACTCTGTACAGTGCCATCTTCCGCGTCCTCCTTCTCCGGCGGCCTTGCTGCCTCTGCCGCCTCCTGCATCTCCACGAGCCTTTGCAGCTCTGCTCGGTAGCTGTCAAGCACCAGCGCCGCCACGACCGGCGGCAGCCTCGACCCGTTCAGCGCCTCTGCGATCTTCTTCCTCAGCTCGTTTACTTCTTTTACCATCATGTCGCCTCCTCGGTACCCTCCGTGACGTTTCCGGAGGTGTTGATGCTGGCCCCGTTAAAGGTGAGGCTCGTTCCCTTGATTTTGATTTCTCCGTTTTCTGTAATGTGGATATACGCGCTGTTGTCGCTCAGCGCCAGATACACCGAGCCGCTGTCTGCCAGAATTCGCACGGCTCCATAGGAAAACAGCTCCACCGCCGAGGACGCCGTGCTGGCGCCCGTGATGCTCAGCCATCCCCGGTTGCCAATGTTGAGGTTGAGTGAGTCCAGCCCGCCGTTGGTGTTTGTGCTGACCGTTGCGGCCAGCGCCGTCAGCTCCTGCACGTCCGCAATCAGCGACGAAAGCTGCATCTGAATGCTGGTGTAGCTGCCGTTCTGGTTGAGCAGCAGATCGCTTGCCTTGATGGAGCCGGTGATATCCGCGCCCGTCGCGGTCAGCTTGCCGCTTGCGTCCACCTTGAATGCGCTCCCGATGGAAAGCCCGTCCGTTCCGAAGTAAAGTCCGGCCCCGCCCCATGTGTTGTCGGTGCGGTAGATGCTGCTCTCGGAGATGCTCCACGGGCCGAAGCTCGACCCCGCCGCCGCTGTGACCGTTCCGGTCAGCTTCGCGTCGAATGCCTCCAGCGTTCCGGAAGGGAAGTGGAGCTTTTTCTGTGCCAGATAGGCGACCTCACTGCCGCCCTGCCAGAAGCTTACCCTGCCGGACGTGACGGTCAGCAGCTCGTTCTGCGTCTTGTCGATCACTTCCTTGTCGTTGGACACGGTCGTCTCGATGTTGCCGACGCCCACGCCATAGACCGGCGTCACGCCGTTGTAGTACAGCAGCCCCGTCTTGACGTACTGCTTCGAGTTCACGGTAAAAGCGTTGTTGACGCCCGCCGAGAACTCATACAGCTGCCGGATGCCGAATTCGTTTCCGTCAATGGTCATGCTGGCCTCTTGCCAGTACTTCCCGAAGTCCGACACGGCCACATAATTTCCGCTGAGCTTGAGCTTGAATGCCTCGGAGTTCTCCGCCGCAAAATCCGCCGTCTTGATGATGAGCGTCTTGAGCGCGGCAAAGCCGCTCAGCTCCGTCAGCCGCTCCTCCTTCGACAGTGCGCTTGCATCGATGGCCTGCGAGATCTGCGTGAGCACCGCGCCCGCCGACCAGTCCGCGCCGTTCAGCTCATCCGTCAGTTGTACCAGATACCGCCGCAGCCCGTCCAGCTGCTGCGCGGCGTCCCCGCCGGTCATGGGCGGGTACTGTAAAGTCAGGCTCCCCATATGCGCCTCACAGATGGATGAACGGGGCCGTCATTTTCGGCATGTTCGTCCGGTTGTAAAAATCCTGATACGCCGTGTAGTAGGCGTTGTACTTGGCCATTGCGTTGTTGTACCGCACCATTTCTCCGTTCGCGTCGGAGATCTTCATCTCCAGATACCAGCGGTAGATCTCGTCATACGGCCACGGAATGCGCAGCTTCGTGTCGAGATCGACCGTTTCCGGATACCCTTCGAACGTCTGTTCGCTTGGCTTCTCCTGCGGCACACAGCCGCACCATTCGCGGTCGAGCGGATCGCGCGTCCGCACCCACGGCTCGCAGACCGGATTCCCGCTCCCGTGTGTTTTTTCTATTTCCAGATAGACCACGCCGTCCAGCTCACTGAGCCAGCGCACCTTATCGATGTTCTCATATTGATTTGGCGTGAGCCGGTCAACGGCTTCGATCGCCTCTCGGATGGTCATGCTCACTGCCTCCTTTTCACATTCCAAATTCGATAAAAGGGCCGCTTGCGCGGCCCTCTTTATCACTTCTGCTGCATTTCGTTGACGCGCTCAAAAAGCTCCGTCTCCTGCATCTGCGCGTGCTCCAGCACCTCGGCCACCGCCAGCGGCACCTCCACGGGTTTCCCGCGCGGCACCTGATATGCCTTGCCGTTGATGCATACGAACTCGAACTGCTGTTCTGTCTCCGATGCGCGCGGCAGGAAGATGCTCTTCGTTGCCTGCGCTTCGGCCTTGGTCTTTACCTCTGCCATGGTTTCCCTCCTTAGTTGGCCTCGTCCGTGCCGGAATACTCCGACAGGCTCTCTACGCGGACCATGCGATCCTGATAGAGGATCTTCGTCGCGGTGGAGAACTTATAGCCGAGCGTGCTGAACTGGTTCAGCGGGCCGCCCGCCTGCTCCTTGCTCTTTACGATCATTTCCAGACCGCCGCCCTCCGGATCGATCATACCGAAGGCGTCCTTGCCGAGGAAGAGCGTGGAATACACGCTGTAGTAGGTCGCCGCAGGCGTACCGCCAGAACCTGCTGCCGTCTTGACGGGGCAGGTGTTGTTGTTCCAGATCTTCGCCTCAGTCGTCTCGATGAAGCGAACGCCGTGCAGCTCGCCGATCTCGCCGGTGAACAGCGGCGTGACCGCCGCATACTTGTGCGCCTCGATCCACTCCTTGTTCTCGCGCAGGTCGTAGGAGACCGACGGGTGGATGATCGCGACGTACTTGCCGTTGATCGTCGGGGCCTTGAGCTTTTTCAGCGTGGTCACGGCCTTGTTTACCTCGGTCGGGGTGAGCTTGGACGTGGTGTCCATGCCTGCTCTGGTCTCGGCGGCAGTGTGCGCGCCTGCTGCGCTCACCTTGTCGCAGTACTGTACGGTCGTGCCAGCCGCGAGGGTGTCTCGCACAAGCTTGTCCTGCGTGGTGCCTGCCGAAGCGCCCAGTTCCTCGGTCGCACTGAGGATCACGTTGTCGATGGCGTGCAGCTCCAGCTGATCGGATACCGTCAGATAGGTGCCGTACTGGAGGATGCTTGCCGTCATGCTCGACTGTCCGAACTTCTGGCCGGTGGGAATGACGCCCTCGGTCAGTGCCGAAGCGTCCGCGAGGGTGTTGAACTTTCTCCATTCGACCTTCTTGCCCCGGCCCTTCGGCAGCGGCTGCTTTCTGGCGAACTGCGCGTGAATGAGGTTCGGACGCGCGTTTTCCAGCAGCTCCGTGTCGTAGTATGTCTTCATCAGCGACGACAGGTCGTTGGGCGCTGCGAACGCCGTGGTCGAGCCGTCGTAAGCGTTTACATAGTTCTGCGTGGTGTTGACCAGCGTACCGGCGTCCGGCGCGTGGCAGACCTGCATAATCTCAAAAAGTTTCTTCAAAATTTAGCTCCCTTCCCGGGGCTGACACTCAAAAGGTGATCTTCTCGCCCCGATTGACTCGTGCGCGAATTTCGTCGCGCTGTTGTTTCGTGAGCTTTCGAGGGTCAAACTGTACGGGCATGCCGCTTCCGGCGTTGGCCGCGCCCTCCGGAGGGCGCATCCCGTTTGCCTGGATACCGGCGACGATCTGCTGCTGTGTTGCCTGCGCGACGGCGCGCGTCCGCGCTGCCGCCAGCTCCGCCTTGTGTACGACCTCATAGGCCGTCAGCGCCGGGACGCCGTTGGAGACCAGCCGCCCGAAGTCCGGGTTTGCCAGCTCCTGCGACAGATCCGCCTGCGGGTACATCGCCTGCACCTCCGCAAACTGTCCGACGATGCGGTCAAATTCCGCCCGCCGCTGCATCTCTCCCTGTGCCGCTGCATTCTCGCGCTGGAGTGCGGCGTTCTGCCGCTCCAGCTGCTTCGTGTGCATCAGCGTTTCCAGCGGGATGCCCTTCTCCATGGCCTCGGCCTCATAAAGCCGCTTGTCGTCGGTCAGCCTTCTGGTCAGCGCGTCGTAGTCGATCTTTTCCGGATCGGAGACGTCGATGCCGTACTGCTGGCCCAGCACATCGAGGATGGGGGAGAACTTGCTGATCGTCCGCTTTGTCCCTTTGAGCCGTTCCGAGACGGCGGCTTTTACGCTCCGCTCGTAGTCGGCCTTGTACTTGCCCTTGATAAGACTCTCAAAGCTTTCTTCTTCCTTCTGCACCTGAGCGACGGGTGCTGTCTGCGCGGCTGCTGCAGGGCCGGGGGCTCCTTCTGGGCCGTTTGGACAACCGGTCGTGCCGACAAGGGCCGTGGCCGGACTGCTCGTGGTCGGCTGGGCGGGTGCCGTCATGCTGCCCATGCCGCCTGCGTCGGCGGCGAAAAACTGGAATGTAATTTTGCGAAGCATAATGCTCCTTTCTGCCCGTTGGTGGGCGATCCCTTGAATTTATCTCGTCGCGCTGTGCGCGGTCGATACGTTTCCTGCCGCTCAGTCCGGCTGTGTGCTCTTCTGCGACTGCTCGCGCGCATCCGTCACGGTCTTTGCCTCCGTGCCCGCTCCTTCGCCGGGCATTTCTGCCTTTGCGCTTCCGGCGGCCGGAGCCTGTGCCTGTGCGTCTGCGCCAAGGATCTGCTGTGCCAGCCCGTCCGCCATGGCCGGGTCGAAGCGCTCCGCCAGTGCCAGCGCCATCTGCTGCCAGCTTGCCAGCTCCTGCTGGAGCGTCCCGTTCTGCGCGATCTTCTGGCTGATCTCGTCCTTGCCGTCGAAATCCATCATGTCGAGCGTCGCCAGCGCCTGATCTGCCCTTGTCGGATCGAAGAACCCGAGCTGATAGAATTGCAGCGCCAGCTCGTTCTGGCTGAGTCTCGTATATTCGGAGGACTTCTGCGCGGATACCTCGATATCGAATACCGGCTTTCGCCATGTCACATCTCCGCCAAGGCCCAGCAGCTCCTGCTGCTTGAGGTTCTGGTTGGAGTAGGTGACGTATTCCTCCGTCCCGAGCTGGCCCCGGATGCGGAACTTTCTCGGCAGATCGTAAAACTGCCGGATGCGCTCGATCACCATGCGGATGAGCCGTGCGTATGCCCGGTATGCCGAGCGCGTCGCGTCCTTGGAGCTTCGCCCGGACGCCTCCTGCAATGCGGCAATGGCGCTGGCCGCCGTCACGCCGGAGGACACCGAACCGTTGTTTACGTCCGTGTTGCCGGTCGTCCACTTCAACTCCTCGATCTTGTTCTGGATGACGTTTATGTAGTTGGCCGATAGGGGACTGACCGTGATCGGCATCACCGAGTCCTGCCCCAGATTGCCGTCCGTGTGCACGAACGGCTTGCGCCAGTCGGCATATTCCTTTTCGTTGATGCTTCCGTCGCTGCGGATGAACCAGCGCGGCGTGGACGCCATCACGGAGTTTTTCAGGATCGCCTGATTGAGCAGGTCGATCTGCTCCTGTGCGCTCTTTCCGATGTCGATGTAGCCGTATCCGGCAATGGATCCCTTCACCGGGAACAGCGCGTCGATCACGAACGGATAATCTCCGTCCTCGTAAAGCCCGCTCTGCATGTTGGGATCGTTCTCGGTCGCGGAAAGGACCGTCTCGCCCACGAATTTGCAGAAGTGGAGCACGCTTTTTCCGTTTTCAATCTTCTTGTAGTACCAGTCCACCACGAGCGACTTGTTCGTCGTATCCACCTGATCGTCCGTCTTGTACTTTCTGACAAATGTGTTGTCGCTTCGAAGCGTGTCGCCGACCTGCGGATACCGCTGCTTGAGCACGTCGTTGTCCACCAGCTCCGCGTAGAACAGGTTTTTGCTTTTCTGGATGTCGGTCACGCCCGGCTCCCAGAAGAGGTTGAGCAGATCGATCTCCCGGATGGATACATCCCCGAGTCCGTTGAGCTTGGAGCTGTCCCAGAACACGCCCCATGCCAGCGTTCCCTGCTTCATCTTCGTCCAGCACGAATCGGAGTAGGTCTCCTCGAAATCGTTCTGTTCGAGGATCACCGGCACGATGCTGGTCAGCATCGCCGCCTCGGAGCGGTCGTCCGGCTCTCTCGGCCGGATAGCAGGCTCCGGGAACGCCGCCACGGCGTCCGCGTGCTTGCCCATAATGACGTTGAAGAGCCAAGCAGATCGCCACTGTGGATCGTATGGATTCCCGCTCGGATTCATTTCCTGCCAGTGCTGAAGCTTCCACCACTGTTCGCAGGCAATGAGCCTCTTTTCGAGCGCTGACTTTCCGTCCTTGTACTTGTTCAGCGTGTCCATGGCCGTCCGGATCTGCGCCACGCCGATGGGCTGCATCGCCTCACCCGCTCCAATGTCGCCCAGCACGTCCTGTATCGTCGTCATATTCGTGTTTCCGTCCATGTTTCCTCCTTCTCGCGTCAGGCGTCGCTTCCGGCTTCCAGTACGCGCCCGATGCTGTAGAGCTTAAACGGCCCTTTTCCTGTGATCCGGAACCGCAGATGGTCACACCGCTGCGGGCGGATCGGCAGCAGGAACGTCCGCAGTCCGTGTCCGTCCATGTGTCCGGCGTGCCGGAACTCCCCGCAGGAGTCGTACTCGATCCAGAAGTCGCACGCGCTTCCGACGGGCAGCTGCATCCGCAGATTCAGCCGTGAGATGTATTTCTTTCCTACGAGGCCGCATGTCATGATCCCGGTCGTGGCTGACCATGGGATCTCCGGTTCGACGTTTCCGCCGCCGGAGCCGTAGGCCGTGACGAGCATCCCGTCCGCGCTGAGCATATAAAGCTCATCGTCGAGCGCGGCGAACTGCGTCGCATGCATGCCGTCCTCCCGGTGCCAAAGCCCCTTGAGCGTGTCATATACGAAAAGCTGCCAGGCATCGCTGCTGTCCTGCATCGATATGAAATACTTTCCGCGCACGCCTCCGGCAGCCGCCTTGCGGTAAAGCTCCGTCCCGAAGGCGTCCGAGATCAGATAGGGGAGGGAGCCGTCATAGACGCACACGCCGTCCCGTGCCTTGTAATAGAGCTTATCGGCAATGACGGTCAGGCTCTGCTCACTTCCGCGCTGCACGCCTCGGGCCTTGATCTCCTTGACCTGATGCGCGCCCTGCGCGCTCGGATAAATGCGGTGAAAGCAGTCCTCCTTGAAGAAAATCGGGCTGTCTGCCAGCGTCGCGGCTCCTGTGAAGCGTCCGTCCGTACCGCAGCTTGCGCGCCATGAATCCGTCGAAATGCCCTGATAGCACTCCCAGTTCTTGAAATCACCCAGCTTGCAGCAGTACAGCTCGTTGACGGTTTTCCCGTCGGACACGCCGTACCGGCAGCCCCAGAGCCGGTTCCCGCTCTCGGTGATGTAGTCCATCTTCGGCACACGCCGGGCGGCCTTGACCTCGCCTGTGCTCTGGCTCGCGTCCGCGTCCACGATCCCGACGATCACTAGGTAGTTGTCGCCGACGTCCTGCAAAACGTGGGAGCCGTTGAGCTTTTCGATCTGATCCGTCCCGTCGAGTCCGCTGATCTGCACGCCGTCGTACTTTTTGAAGCCCGCTCCGATTCCGTTTGCCTCCAGCTTGACGTATACCGTCGGGATGCTCACCCACTGGCTCTGCACGGAACTCCACTGCTTGAGTTCATGCTTGCCCGTATCCAGCCAGTAGGCGTCATTTGCGGCGTCCTCCGGCATGGCCTGCTGCCGGTATGTGATCGTGATAACGGCCCCGTCCACGGTGCAGACCTTGATGGAAAGCGCCGTCTGCGTGCAGTCCACGAGGTTTTCATGGCCCATGTAGCCGTTGTCCGTGTAGTCCTCGGTGTTGAAATACCATCCGTCCGGGAAAACGCAGATGTACGCGCCCATGGACACCATCTGTTTTTGTCCCTCGGAGAGCAGCACCCCTCCCATGTACGGAGCCATGGACAGCGCGTTGTACCACAGCACGCCGTCCTCGATCCATGCCAGCGCGTCCTTTGCCAGCAGCCCTTGGATGCCGGAGAAATCTCCGACCGTTGCGCGGGCCGCGCGCTGAGACAGCAGGGGATAGTAGTCCGATGTGAGATTCTGCATCTCGTAGAATTCGCCATCGGCAATGCGCAGGTTGTGGTTGTAGCCCGCGAAGGCCTCCGTCACCAGCTGTTCCTGCGCAGGCGCGTTCAGTTCGGGGTAACGCATTATCTTTCCTCCATCATGTTCAGCGGGTCGATCCACTGCGGCTTTTCCGGCACGGCCAGCATCGGCTTCACCGGACGGCTCATGCAGAAATACCGCCATTCGTCCGCGCAATTATGGGAGATCACGCCGCCTTGTATTACAAAATCGTGCGTTTCTTCCACTTCCATGTTGTAGACATCTGCACGTCCCGCGCGTCTAACCGATTTGACCTTCATCCCGAATCCTCCTCCGCCGAAATGCCGCCTTGCAGTTCGGCCCACAGAAATGATTCGAGTCTTGCGGGTAAACGAACTTGGTCTGATATGTCTTTCCGCAGAAACTGCAAACGTATGTTTGAACCTTCCGCTTTTCCCAATTTTCAAGCCCCAGCTTTGAGTGGAAGCCCCTTCCTGCATCTGAGCCGTGCCACACGCGGGCGGCCTCTCTGGCTGCACCGATGCAGGCCGCGCTTTCTGCGCGCCTTTCCGGCGTGCTCATGTGCCCGCTCAAATGCTCGTGCCCTTCCAGCAGTTCAAGATTCGAAATGTCGTTGTTGCTCCGATCTCCGTCCCTGTGGTGAACGTGGTATCCGTCCGGTATCTCTCCGTTGTGATACTCCCACACGGCCCTGTGGAGCCGGTGTCCCTTTCGCTGGAAATACGTGCCGCACAGGTAATACGTCACTCCGTCAAACTTCTGCGCCGTCGCGCTGATCTTCTGAATTTCCATATGTTTTTACCTCCATCCCTGCCGACAGATCCCCGGCGTGTATCCAATCGCCGTTTGGAAGCATGAATCTGTGGTCATCGGTGCATTGAATTTTTGTTCCGTCCTCCAGCTCGATCTCCAAGATTTCCGCGTCTTTTCTTGTTCTTCGCACATCTCCGTATCTGTGTAGCCTTCCGTCCGAGGACATCACCCGCCCCGTCGTCCCGACGAGGCTTTCCATCGTCTTGTATCCATGCTCCGTGAGCACTAACGTGCTCCCAACGAGGCAATGATCCTCAAGGCTCGTGTCGAGGTCCTCCGGCTTGTGCTCATCGTACATGAGCAGCGGGATCGTCCGGAGAAACGCCTTGCAGGTGTTGAAAACGTACATGCGCGGGTACCCGTTCTCATCGAATTGCAGCCGGTAGTGGCATTGCATCCAGCCCGGAATGCGTTTATTGTCGCCGGGCGTGAAATATACGCGGTATCTGGCCGCTGTCTGTGCCACGCTTTCACCGCGCGAAGCGTCCCAGATCGAAGGGTCGGCCACGCCGGTGATCTGCTTTCCGGCCAGCCATGGATGCTCTCGCTCCATCTTCGCGATCTCTTGAAACTGCACGTCCGGAGACCACTTGACGCCGGTGTTCGGCTCGCGCGTGCATCCGTAAAGCTCCAGAATGCGGTAGATCACGCCGTCGTAATCGACGGCCCACCACGCGCAGGAGAACGGCTTCCCGTATCCGAAGTCGTAGCTCCGGCAGATCGTCCAGCCCGGATCGGGCGTGAACGGCTCGATCACATGGGTGTTCTGCCGTGTCCGGTAGCCTTCCGGGTTGTTGATAAAGTCCTCGAAGAACTGTCCCTCGTAAATATCCCACCGGCCCTCCAGCCATGCCTGCCGGAGCTTTTCCGGCAGCTTTTGCAGCGTCTGGACGTACTCCGGCTGCGTCTCCATAAGCGCTTTATTGTCGGTCACAAGCGCCTGGATGAACGTGTAGTTCTCCGGCTTTTCGCCTTCCTCAAAAATGCGATCAATGAACAGCCGCTTGAAATATCCGTGGCTCTGACCGCCCGGATTGAGCGTGTAGTAGGTGCGCTTCGGGAATCCGTTTGTACCGCGGACCGTTGTGTCGATGGCGTCCAGCCACTCCTTTTTGAGCTGCGCGGCCTCGTCGATGAATACCACGTCGTACTCCGCACCCTGATATTGCAGAACGTCGCTGTCGTTCGCGCAGTAGCCGAACTTGATCGTGGAGCCGTTGCGGAATGTCAGCAGCTTTTTGTCCTGTGCATACCGCGCGACGCCGTTCAGCTCCTGCCTGAGCTGGTTGATGTGGTTGTTGAGCAGCTCCGGATACGTCCGTCGCACAATGAGGATCTTGATCCCCGGCCAGCTGAGCGCCAGAAGCTTTGACTTTGCGCGGACGGACCAGCTTTTTCCGCCGCCTCTGGCCCCTCCGTAGGCCACATAGCGCGTCAGCGCTTCCATGAAGCGCTTCTGCTTGTCGGAGATGCGCGAAAAGTCGAGCGTTATCTTCGCCATTGTGCGATCTCCTCCGGAAGCTCGATCTCCGTCTCCGTCGTGCCGCTTGTCTTTTCATCCCATCCGAACTTTCGTTCCAGATGGAACTTTGCGCCGTTCGCGGCGGAGCTGTCGAGCCGCTGGATGTTGTAGATCTCGATTCGCGCCCCTGCGCGCGCGCAGGCCTTTGCGAACTCCTCCGATGTGCGCATCGCATCCCATTGCTTTTCGTCCAGTCCCAGCGCGCCCAGCAGCTCCGGCATGCACGGAGGCCGTGTCCATACCTCGCGCATGAGCGGCTTTTTCCCGCGCATCACCGGCACGACCGCCGTCTGCGTGTGTCCGTATTTGTCGAGCGCGGGGCATTGCATCACGATCCGTTCTCCGTTTCTGATAAATTCCCGATCCTCCAGCACCGGCTCCGTCCTCGTCACCGGCTCCCGGTAGCAGATCGATGCGAAATACCGGTCGATTGCGGAGCGAAGCTCCCGCGCGCTCTTGTATACCTTTTCGTTCAGGCTCTTCGCCCCCTTTCGTTTTTCGGAAGCTCTGCCAGGCGCGGAGGTCCCCAACTCCGCGCCCAGTAGGAAGGAAAGAACATGGCTCGTACTGTCTCGGGCCTTCGCCCGGCACAGCCTCCGAAATATGCAAAAAAGCCGGACCCCCGCTTTCGCGGAGATCCGGCTTTCGCTCGTCCATATTACCCTTCGGATGCACAAGCAGCCGACGACCTCCGCAGCAGCGGACAGATCATCGGCTCAGGCTCATAGGCTCAGGCTCAGTATTCACGATCGTGGTGTTCCTGCAATTTTTGCAGTACAGCGGGAAGTCCCGGAGCCGTGTGGACTCCAGTAATCGGACCGACGTCCGTCTGCCGCATATCGGGCAGACGACGCGGTCTCCTTCCTTCACTAGCACCTTACCACACTTTTGCTCGCATTGCAAGTACTTTTTTCGCCTCCCCTCGGCATCGTCGCAAAACCCTACACATTTACAAGGCAAGATTTAAGCGGCCCCCGTCCGCTTCAATTTTTTATCCTTTTGGGATCGAATACATATTTATAGTATTGGTATCCATACTGTGTGGCTCTGGCCTCGACGAGCACATAGCCGCGCGGGGCGACCGGCGGATGCTCCGGGCTGTACTCCCGCACGGCCTCGGTCGCAGGCTCCGGCTCCGGCTTGGTGCAGGTGCGGCTTGCCTTGTATCTGTGGCCCCCGAACTCCTTCTGCCAGTGACCGTGCAGGTAGTTCGCCAGCGCCGTGTAGTCCTGCCCATGATCTACCTTTTCACCGTTCTGGTTTACATAATAGTTGTGCTTGCGAAGGTGCTTGCTCTCGACCACGCTTCCGAGGCCCCACAGCTTCGCAATGGCGTCCTCCGGGATTCCGTCGGAGATCATGTGGATGTGGAATCGGTTCGTAGATTTTCCGCGCCCGTATACCATCACGATCTTTGCCTCCGGGTATCGGTATGTAAGCCTGCGCCAGTAATTGTCGCGGATGCGCTTGATCTCTTCCACGGTATGCGCCTCAAACTCCGCGCTGAGCGTCAGCGTGGAGTAGAGGCTTGTCGGGCCGAAGTTGGCGTTGATGAGCGCCGCGAATTTCCCCGCTGAAATTTTGGAGTTGAATTCGTCGCGCTCAGCCTGCGTGGCGAAGCGCGGCTTGCGCGGCTTGCTGCTCTTGATGTCCGCCTGTTCGCTCACGTTGTAAACGATCTGGGTGCATACCGCTCCGGCGAATATCCGGCGTTTGCATCTCTTTGCCATAATTTCTCCCGCCCTGTCTTATTTTCCGAGGCTTGCGACAATTCGCCGTTCGCGCTCTGATAATTCCCATATATGTGCTGCAGCTTTCTCTGCTGCGGCTTTCTCTGCTGCGGCTTTCTCTGCTGCGGCTTTCTCGGATAGCAGTAGGCCTCCGCCGAAAATTTTTTTCCCATCGGGCGCTGGCTATCCAGCTTCTCGATCTGTGTGCAGTCCTCGCGCTTAACCGCAAACTCTACACCGTAGTGCGCATATTTCTGCAGCATGGCTGCCGTAAGCACATGATCTGGGTATGTATATTTCGGCAACTCCCGTTTCGTCTCCGACTTTATCTGCCGCATCGCCCGCTCGATTGCCTTGCGCAGTTCTGGTGCAGTTTGCGCGACGTTCCCGCCATAGCTTGTAATAAATGCCGTGCGAACGACTGCGCCATTCTCGTATGTGATATCTGCATCGCAAATGATATGATTCGTCTGCAGCACAGTCGAACGCCCGGAAAACACCGTGAGCGACGGCGCAAAAAGAAAGAACGCAATCCCTCTGTCTATGTAGAATTCGCAGATTTTTGAAAGAATCGAAAAAGGAGGGTTGTCCAGCACGACGCAGCCGTCCGGATAGTCAAAACGCTCATAGTCCCCACCCGGATAGAATGGCCGCACGATGCTTGCCGGATCTATCCCGTACTCGCCGCACGCCCAATCTCGGATTGCATCATAGACGAGCGGCGGTGTATAGCAGTCGTCCGTTGTCTTTTTCGGCTTGAATTTCTCTGTAAATGCGTCGTACTCCGGGTTGTCGTCAAATAGGCTTCCCTGTTCAAATTGCATGCTGTATCCCACCTTTGTTTTTTCTGCCCGTTCAAAGCGTGGCCGGAGCCTCCGGCCACGCGTTCAGCGTGCAGCGCTACTCTTTCATTTTTTCGAGTGCTTTCTCAGCCTCTTCGCGCGTGAGAAATATCCTTTTGCCCATCTCATACAGGCACAGCAGAGTAAATTTGAACTCCGCAACGCCCATCCTGTACCGTCCATTCTCTTTCTGTACATATTGGATGCGGTACACCGTATCGCCTATCTTGCATGGAAGGACGAGAACGCGCCCCTCTCTATCCGCCTGCAGCAGCTCTAGCGCGCGTTCTCCCCATTGCTTTTCTTCTCTCACCATCACGTCACCTCCACTGCCTCGTCCAGCCGCACATTGATCTTCTTCCCGCCGGACTCGATCACATATCCTCCGTGTCCGCCGTATCTTGCCTCAAATTTCAGCGCATCATACACCGCGCCCACCTTGGGCTGAAGCTTCTGAAATACCGGTATCCTTGTCATGATCCGGATGCGCGTCTGCGTCGGGAAATTTTTCTTTTCGAACGGAACGCCCTCGCGGTCCTGCGCCACCTGTTTTGCCGCGCACACCTGGCTGCAATAAAACTTTTTTGCATGATTCATCCTGTGCAGCTCTCGCTGGAATACCTTCCCGCAGTGTGCGCACTGCATCGTTATCATCGTCGGCATACTATCCTCCTAATTTTTACCCGGGCGCGGCCTTTGCAGCTGCCGCGCCCGGAGCCTTAAGCCGGGTCTCCCTCCTGCGCACCTCATGGCACAGTGCGCAGGCATAAGTCCATCAAAAAATCAGTTCTCCCGGCTGTTTGCCGTCTCGATCTCCTTGCGCTCCTGCATAAACCCGTGCAAAAACAGCTCCAATAGATTTGCCGCGCCGTTTACCATCTTGGTAAGATCTTTTTTGCTGATCTAGAGTTTGCCGGTCGTTACGACCTGCAAGTCCGGCCTGCCGATGATCTGTACTGTCGGATTCGGCTCGATCGTCCGTTTTCCGTCCTCTTCAATCTTATAGAGCGGCGGTGTCGCCTGCTCCATCACGATCCTCGGGGGATACTCCGTTCCAACGAAATCCACATCCCAATGCTTGCCGTTGTACTCATTTACAAACGAATCCAGCTCTACGGCAAAATATTGCATGATTTCAGCCATCTGTAGTTCCCTCCATTCCTACATGTTTTCGTCGTATGCCGTTTTCATCCTCCGTGAGCGGCAGTGCCTTTCTGCGTGCCCGCTCCTCCGGCTGCCATCCGCAGTGCGTACAGGCCTCGTCGCCCGCGTACTCCATCATGCAGCACCGCGCCGACTTCGGCAGCGTGCAGCGCTTTTCATCCTCTGTCATCCCTACACCTCCTGTATGTCGATCCCGTATTTGGATCGCATCATTTTTTTGTTGCGCAGGTACTCCTTGGTGCGCGTTGGCTTGGACTTTACATCCTCCACCACCAGCTTTCCGCCGAAGCGGTAAGAAAAGTCCGCCGTGTAGCGGATCGCGCGGATGCGCTGACCGTTCTCTGTTAGGTAGCTCTCCTGCAGCGTAAACTGCGGCTGCAAGCGCAGATCTGTAATGATCTCCGCGCGGAGCATCACCATCAGCTCGTCGTACCGCCGCGCCTCCTTCTGGCTGTCAAACCGCAGCGCCCCACGTTCGGCCTTCTGGCTTCCGTATTTCGTTTTCCCTTGGCTCCCCTTCGCAAGGGGAGCTGGCGCCGCAGCGCCTGAGAGGTCGCGCGCCTGCTTCGCGTAAAGCTCCCGCATCCTCGGCGGCATATCCGCCATGCTCTCAAACCGCAGCCCGCTCATTCGGTCGCGCCCCAACTGCAGAAATCCTGCCCGTTTGTATCAATATCGTGCTCGAAACAGTGTCCGTTCGGGCTATCGGCAATGCCAACGTTTCTTTTCCAGGCGTCGCAGTCCTTGCACCGCACCACCTCCACAACGTCGGCGGCGGGAGCATTTTTGAGCAGAAGAATGGCTCTTCGAAGCAAGAACTCCGCTTCTCTCGTATACAAAGTCCCACTGTTCCGCTTGATCGCATCGATTGCGCCGGAACGTAGGATGTATTTATCACTCATTTGTGTCCTCCATCATCGCGCCGCAGCCCGCTCATTCTGCTTCCCCGTAGCTGCAAAAATCGTCCGGTGCAATCTCCATATCGCTGATGTCGCAGATGAGAAAACCGTTAGCGTTAATCGTCGCGTCAACAAGATACTTACAGTCCTTGCACCGCACCACAGGCGCAACGTCGGCGGCGGGCAAAGCTGAAATCTCGCTTGCAATGCAATCTGCCAGTCCGGTATGCCGTCCCAATACAGAGCCATTCGCAAGCCCGTACTTTTCAGCGATTTTCACTGCCGCCTCGCGGCTGATGTATTCGTCAGGCATCGTGCACCTCCAATTTGCCTTTGTGCTTCTTCACGAGCTCCTTCGCTAAGTTCAAGCCGACTGCAGTATAGTCAAATTCATGGTCCCCGATAGCCGGTTCAACGCATCCTTCCGTCCCGCCATATGTGCCATGATGCTGTGCGAAGTCACTTCCGTCCGGGAAACGCACTGCATAGCCGTCGTGCAGGCGCTCTATCGTGCATTTGATTCCAAGATCGACGCAAAAATGGTACAACGCGCATATTTCAGTGTATTTTACTGAAAAATCTAACGTTCTTTCCTCAGGTGCCAGCACGACCACGCGCCCGTCCTTATCGGCCTCGGCAAGCTCTACAAGCCTGCTGATTGGCGTATTGTTGAGCGTTTCGAGATCAACCATGTGCCTTGCGGCCAGCGCAAGCTTAACCGTTTCTACTGCTTCCGGTTCAAGCCCCGTGTCCTCGTAAGCTGCAAGTCGATCACACACCGCTGTTTCAAACGGGCAATCTTCGATTTTGCACCCGCTGCCGTAGCACGGGTCTTTAAAGCAGCGCGGGTAATAGGCATGACGGGTTTGTTCGTCATTCCATTCAGTCAGTCGTTCCATAACTCTTCCTCCACATACCGCCAGCTCTGCGGCGGGCGGGTGATTGTCACCGGTTCTGCCCCGAATTTTGTCTCCCGCAGGCCGGTAAACTCCCACAGATCGTGCGGGTGGTCGTAAATTCTGAGGTCGGAAATGTGCCATCCGTAGCCGACGCCGCCGTCCAGATATTTCTCCAGCTCGTCTTTTGTCAGGCAGGCACCCGCAAGAAGCGTATCAAGTGGTGTGCAGTCCATGTTCCAATCGCAGATGCAATATTTCGGCGGTTCACAGTTTCCTCCTACTCTGACGATCCTTTCAAAAATGTCGTCGCATACAAACTCGCCGACGACGCCGCCCTGAACCGAACGGTAAATGTAGCACTTAAACGGTGGGTTCATCTTCGGGCGCGTCTTGCGCACCTCGATCGTCTTCTGCCCGTTTATGATCTTCTCACACCACTCCGGGCGAATGCTGATCAAAACAGCTTTACTCATGCCTTGTCTCCTTCCTCCCGCTCAAAGCGGATTTTCATTTGCGCGGGGCAAAGGTCGACCTCTGGGCGGCGCTTGCCTGTCCAGCGAAGCCCGCCAGCCTGTCCGACGCACTTCCATCCAGCCGCCTTTAAGCTTGTCCCCGGCTCCGTATCCAGAATGTAAGTAATCAGTTTGTGATAGCCCATCGCCCGGGCGGCGCGCCATGCAGCGGCATACAGAATAGAGCAGGCATTCGAGTTCCGTCTGTACAACAGCGGTTTACCTCAAGCGTCCATCCATCATCCAGATACCGCGCAACGGGTCTCCCGACGATCGCCACGCCTACGATTTTCTCTCCGTCTGTGCAGCCGATGGAAAATTTATGTCCAACGACCGGCTTATGATGGCGGTGATGCTCTGCCACAAACGCGTTTGCTTCTGCCAGCGATACTGGGCAAATATCAAGCATCTGTCTTGCCTCCTTCCTCCGGCGCTCCCGGCAGCGGCATCCAGTGGGTGATCTCCACTGCATCGTCTACCAAATCAAAATTATCGTTTCCGTATTCCGCCAACAGGTCTAGGACTACAGGTGAATCCCAATACCAGTTCCCTCTGTAAAAACACGCAGTACCAGAAAACGGAACGTCCTTTATTTTTTCGTAATACGGTTCTGGCGCTCTGTTCACCCACAAAACGTTTACAAGAACTCGTTCCTCCGGCATCCGCTCTGTCACCGGAATCCACCGCTGCTTCTCCCGCAGCGCCGCGTTCTCGGCGGTCAGGCGCTCGATCACGTTAGCAGCCGCAAACTCGATGTATTCCCGCCGATCTTGGATTTCTCCGACCTTGCAGTTTTCGCACGCGTCGTCGTGTCCAATCCTCTTCGCGCAGCACCGCAGCGCCTTCACGATTTCTTTATTCGTCACGTTTTTCCCTCCAATATTCGTTGAACTTTTTCCCCGTAATGATCGGTCTGCACCACTCGCGCTGGAAGCGCCGCCAATCCGGATCATATTTTCCATCTTCTCCGCGAAACAGCATTGCATACGGGACAAATCCTGCCTGCATAGTCTGTACGAGACGCTTTTCGGCGTCCTCAAAACTGTCACCGTCATAGCCGCACAGCACATAGCAGCACATTGTGTGGCTCGACGGCCTGAATCCTGCCGCGCGGAATTTTCGTCCCATTTCGATCAGCGGTTCCAGATCGTCTTTCGTATCGTAGGCCGTGTAAATGCGGGCCGGTTTCACTTCGCGCAGCAAATCCGCCTGCCACTGCTGCAAAAGTGCTGGCTCCAAACCTCCCGTAAATATCGCCGGATGTGCTTGCCGCTTAAGCATCTCGCAAACTGCCAGGAAGTGCCGTTCGGACGTGCCTAAAATGTTATCATCGAGGATGTTCCAACCATCCACGATTGGAAGTTCCTTGATTTGCCCATGCGCGCAGCGTGGTACAGAGCAAAACCAGCATTCTTTCGTGCAACCGCGAGACGTGAATATGTATCCGTCGCGCAGATACATACCCGGTGTAAAATTTCCCATGCGATCATCAAAAGCAGGGCCGCCCACCTCGACAGGCACGCCCAACACCTGCCACGCATAATACAGTTCTTCCGCCGTCTCTATATCCCAAGTGAATGTTACGGATATGTGGACTTGTGTCACATTTGCCTTGATGCAATCTGCGATGTTTTCGATGGTCGGCGCACCGAAAAATGCCAGTGGATCGATGGGAGAAGCTTTTGTCTTGCGCGGAAACACTCTTGCAATCGAATTCATTGCTGTAAGGCTTTTACCCCCTTCCATCAATCGGCACAAGTTGCCCGTGAATGATCTCCGTCGCCTCTTGCAAATATGGATTTTTCATGGTATACTCTCCTTGTACTTGATTTTCACAGAGAAGCGCAGGCTTCTCCGCCCTCGTCCGGCTGCAACCGGTCGAGGGCATTTTTTATCCGATCAGGAACTCCGGCTTATAGTGGAGCTTCATCGCCTTGGCATTCTGGTGGTACTCCGGTGCGCTCCATTTGTAGCCCCAGTGCTTGGCCGCCGTAAAGATCGCGGCCAGCTCGTCTCCCGCGCGTACTGTAATGCTCTGATTGCGGTACGCTACGGCGTAATAATTTTTCCCGGTATACCCGGCCTGCGCGATCACGCGCGGCCTGCGCGGTGCCCGCTCTCCCGAGTAATCGGTGCTATTTTGCCGCATACAAATGCCCCTTCCTTACTTTCCTCCCGGCGTGTGCGATCTCCCGCTGCGCCACAAAATTCAGCTCCTGCGCGTGCTTCTCTGCGAGCTGCTTTTGATAGATGTGCTCCCGGATGGATTGATACAGCATCCATGAGCAGCACATCGCGCTACATCCCGGCGCACGTCCCGGGCAGTCTCTCCCGCATGGAGGCGGGCCCGGCTTTGTTTTCGGTGCGTACCGCATCATTCATCCACGGCCTCCTCCCACAAATGCTGCATCCACGCCGCCAGCGTCAGCAGCCGCTTTCGCGTCTCCAGCAGCATCCCGACGGTCTCCCGGTCTATGCGCGGCTGGCTGCTCAGTATCTCTGCGTCCTCCTGATTTTGCTCAGCGGCCCGCGTGGCCGCGTCGATCAGGTCCTCCATCTGCTCCGGCGTCAGCTCCACCGGAATTTTTCCTTCACGCATCATCCGTATCTTGCTTTGCCACCATCGCTCGAAGCGCCTTGTTTTCTGCCGCCAACTGCTCGATTTCGTGCGCTGCCAGAAGAGTAATCATTTTCAAACATTCTAAATTTTTCCGAAACTTGCACTTGATACAGTCATTTCCCGCGCAGCGCCTCAACATCTCCACGATCTCATCCACGATCTCACAGCTCATACAGCACACTCCCCAGTACAGCGCTGATCGCCGCCGCTCCGCCGAAGGCCAGCGCCGCACCGGCCAGCTCCAAGGCCAGCAGCACCAGCGCCATGCCGGACAAAAACGCCCCTGCCAGCCAGCAGACGGAGAGCGCCGTCCGTCGCACCCGCTCTCTCTTTTCCCGCAGGCCGTCTCTCTCGGCTCTGCGCTTGTTCCATTCGCGTTCCCGCGCTCTCTGGTGATTGACTCCCGTGATAAACTCTACATCGCTCATGCTCTTTCCTCCCTCAGTATGGATAACAGATCGTCTCCCGCACCCTTTCGATCGGCACGGACAGCTTCCGCATCAGCGGCAGCACCTTGTCAAAGTACGCGGTCGGCTGCTCGAAAACGCGGTAGAGCGTCTTTTCGCTGCATCCTGCGTACCGGCTCGCCACTTCGATGGTGACGCCCTGCGCGGCCATTTCCCCCCGGATCATCGCCCGCAGGCGGTAATCCGTCGTCCGCTCGACTCGCATCTTCGGCATATGCTCACGCCTCCTTCCGTTCCGCCTGCATCAACTTTGCCGCCGTTGCCATACCCTGCATATATGTGATCATGACCTCGATCTGCTGCGGGTTCATGTGCTTCATCTCGTGCAGCACGCCGTCGATCTTCTTCTTCTGTTCCTCGGACATCTCTTCACCCCCTTCCAATCGGCATTTCTCATCATCTAAGAAATCTTGAATTATTTCTTTTCTATACCGTAGCATATCTTATCAATGTTGTCAAGCCAAAATTTATTTCTTTGATATATTTTTACTTGATTTTTATTCTGCGTTGTGTTACAGTCTCAGTGAAAGGTGGTGAACCCATTGAGCACAATCGGTGAACGACTCGTCTACTTGATGAAAGATCTACGCTTGACGCAATCCGAGTTAGCTGACAAACTGCATTTGACGCAGCCTCACATTTCTGCCCTATGTTCTGGCCGAAAACCATTTACAGACCGCACAATCTCGGACATCTGCCGCGAGTTCAACGTATCTCTTGCATGGCTGGAGACCGGAGAAGGGGAGATGTACGTCCAGCGCAGTGAGAACGAGCGCATGGCCCTGATGTTTGCCGACGTTCTGGCCGAGGCCGACGAATCCACCCGCAAGCGCTGCATCGCTGCGGCAATGGAAATGCCCCCTGAGTTCTGGGACAGCATCTACGAGTACGCGAAAAAAATCACCGGAAGCGAATGACCGCTTCCGGTGATTTCTTATCGAAGGATCTTTTCTGCCAGCCGCAGCAGCAGCCAGACCTGCTCATCAGTCGCCCGCTCAAGGATGTTTTTCAGTCTTTCTCTTGCCTTTTCCATCATTTCCTCCCTTTCTCAACAAAAACGCCGTTCATTTTTCGTTCATATTTCCGGCTTGAACCGTCCCGCAAATACGCCTATACTGTAAATATACATTTTAATTTGTACTGCAAAGAAGTGTGCCCTCAATGCAAAGACGTTTTTTCCGTTCAATGGCGTTACTTTCCGTTTTTCTATTGCTCATTTTCTTCCCGGTTTTCGCGCATCCAGGTCGCACGGACTCCAGCGGTGGACATTACGATAGGAGTTCCGGTACTTACCATTATCACCATGGTTATCCTGCTCATCAGCACATAGACCTTGACGGAGACGGAGCGCTGGATTGTCCCTATAAATTCGACGATCAAACAAGCCATAGTGGCTCATCCTCTGGCCTGGACGCGCTTGTCGAAGCTATCAAAAAGCAGAAGTCCAAGTCAGATCCGGAACCAACAACATTTCGCGACATTCTTTCTGTCGCCATAGAAATAGTGCTTCTTACTTGGTGGATCCCTTTCCTTGTTTATTATGGTGTATGTGAACACCGGCGGAAGCGCCGTAAGTAAGGTTGTATAAATGCCTTTACCTGACATCTCCCATCACCGCCGCCCCAAGGCAGCGTGCCGTGTCTGCCTCGGGGCTTTGGCTTGCAAGCGATTGGGAGCCGCCTGTAGCTCAACCATACGCTTTCACCAATGGTTGTGTCCAGCCCTTTCCATGGTTTTCTCCGCCCCAATCATGGTTTTTTGGAGTGATTTTCTTGGAAAAAATGTTGTGGCAGCTCTGCCGCGAAGCAAAGGAGGCTTCGCATCTCACAAACCAGGCCATTGCCGATCGCGCCGGTCTCGCCCTGAATACGGTTTCTCAGTACCTGCGCGGCGAATCAAAAAGCGCCTCTGTCTATACCGTCGGCCCGATCTGCTATGCCCTCGGCATCGACATGAATGCGTACTTCGGTATCTCGCCGCCCGCTCCGGAATCCGTCTCCGAGCTGCTTCGGCTGGAAAACAAAAGCCTCCGCATCCAGCGCGATCAGCTTCGAAAATCCCTGAAAATGCACCGCATCACCACCCTTGTCCTGCTCGGCATCGTCGCGCTTTGCGCTTTTGCTCTGGTGGTGGATATCCTGAGTCCCACCCTCGGTTGGTTCCGTGCATAAAAAAATAGCCGCCCCGGCGCACTGCCGGAGCGGTATTCTGTATCCCTTGGAGGTATCCCTATGAAAGTCCCCGAGCCTCGAAAGCTGAAATCCGGCACATGGTTCATCCAGCTCCGCCTTGGCGGCGAGAGCATCCCCGTCTCCGCCCTCACGCGCTCCGACTGCATCAAGCAGGCGCAGCTCATCAAGGCCCAGCACCGCGCCGACGCCCGCGAAGTCAAATATAAGACGGACAAGACCGTCCGCGACATTATACAGGATTATATTGACGCACTGCCCGCCGGTACGTCTCCATCGACAGTGCGAGGCTACTTAAGCGTTGCTTCGACGCGATTCGCATCGGTCATGGATAAGACCCCGTCGAGCGTGCGCGACTGGCAGGCCGTGATCGATGCCGAAGCAAAGTCTGTCTCTCCGAAAACCGTAAAAAATGCGTGGGGCCTGCTTTCGTCTGCCCTGCGCAGTGCAGAGATCCCCGTCCCACGCATCCGCCTGCCGCAGCCTCACAAGGCGGAGAAGCTTTGGCTCGAGCCGGAGCAACTTCCGGAATTCGTCCGACTCATTCACGGCGACCGTTTTGAAATTCCTATGCTTTTGGCTCTGCACGGCCTCCGGCGCTCCGAGATTCTCGCCATGACCTACGACAAAATCGACCTTAAACGCGGCACCATCACCGTCCACGGTGCCGCAGTCCTCGACCGTGACGGCGCAATGGTGCAAAAGGCCGAAAATAAGAATGCCAGCTCCCGCCGCGTTATCCCGATCATGATTCCAGCCCTTGCGGCAGCCATCGAAGCCGTGCCTCCTGAACAGCGCACCGGCTTGATCTACGACGCCAATCCCACAACGTTGTATTGGCGCATCAATACCATCTGCAAAAACAACGGTCTCCCGGCGGTCGGCGTCCACGGCCTGCGCCACAGCTTCGCGTCGCTGGCATATCATCTTGGCTTGTCTGCGCAGGAAACAATGGAGCTTGGCGGCTGGGCCGACAGCGATACCATGCTCAAGATTTATACGCACCTCGCGCAGGCCGACCGACTCAAGAGTCAGAATAAAATCGCCGCCTTTTTCGCAGAAAATGCTAACCAAAATGCTTAATTTTCAAAAAGTAATTGTACCCCAACGCTTTTTCGCTTCATTTCTTGGGTTCGATTCCCGTACGGGTCACCAAAAAGAGAAAACCCGCAATCCATTGAGATTGCGGGTTTTTCTTTACATACCAATGCTTTCCGGGTTTTTGTGCGTTGTAATATCTGACACATTCTCGCATTGTCTGACGCATTCAGGATGCAATTTTCAACACAAAATGCTAACGAAAAATGCTAACGGTTTTGCTTCACAATGCACCTGTAATACGCACAAAGCTTTTCCTCCGGGCCGGGGCCGTCCTTGTCCATCAAGAACGCCCGTGCCAGTTCCGCGTAGAACTCCGGCACGTTGACTCCGAACTTCCGCGCCACATCGTAGTAGTCCGAGTACATCATGTTCATGGTCACACCCCACGCCCAGCGGGGGATGCCGTGCGGGATGCCGCTCGCATCCGCGACGGCGGAAGTCTGATCCATCGTCCAGTGCGGCCCGACCGTGCCGTCGGCGTTCTGCATGTGCTCCGCCCAGCGCATGGCATCTTCTCTGGAGAATTCCGTCATTTTCGTGGACTCACGAAAATGGTCTCCATCCATTCCGTCGAGCTTATGCAGGCGGCACAGGAGGCCCGCCACTGCATCAGCCTCTTCGATGTGTCCCAGCGTCAGCGGCTTTTCGGAAAGCTCCTCCAGCCGCGCGTACAGTCCGTTGATGTAATCTTTCATGCTCACGCCTCCTGAATGTATCTGTAAAGCTTGTCGAGATCGCTCACATCGAATCGCAGCTCGCCAATGATCGGCACCGTGACCGGCAGCTTCTGTCCGTCAAAGCGCGGCCTTGCCGCATTATAGAGCCGGTCAAGGTCGATGTTCCCGGCCTCGTCCATCACGCCCATCATCTGCACCGCCGGATTTTCACGCAGCTTGAGCAACTGCGCCTTGCTGCCATCCATGATAAGCGCAAGCGCGATCCCGGCCCCGATGCCCTTGCCGCCCGGCAGGTGCGGGATGACCTCATTGTCTGCGTAGCGCATCGCGCCGCGCATGGCCTGATCTATCGTCACTGTCATTGCAGATTTCCTCCTTTAAGGATGGGGCGGCGATTGCCGCCCCTTTTTCTTAGCTGTTGCAGCACCCGCACTTCGGAAGCGGGTTGTAGAGCGTCTGCGCCGTGGTTGCGGTGCCCGTGGTGACGTCTGCCACCTGCTTGGGATAAAACGTCGCGTTGGCGTAGGTGACAATGCTGTTGTCGCCGCAGCAGCGCCGTTCGGCCTCCATCTCGATCTCGCGGTGCAGCTCGTCCTTGACGGACGCGATGTCCTGGCGGGCCAGCACGAAGCTGTCCTCGGTGCGCTGGTTGTGGACTGCCTGATCGCACAGGGACTTCCGCACGTCCTTGAGCTGGCCGTCGATGTAAGCGTACATCTCCAGCATCTTCTGATCGCCGTAGGTGTTCGCCTTGAGCATCGCGATCTCGCTGTCCTTCTGCGCGAGCTTGTTTTCTCTTTCCAGCTCATAGCGCGTGACCGGCATATTCTCGCTGCACATGCCCGCCGCTACAGCCGCAGCAGCCGGATTTGCGCCGATACCGCACCAGCCTCCGCCGAGCAGATTGCCGAGCAGTCCGAGGCCGACGCCCGCCGTGCCGATGATACCAGTTGTCAGGGCCGCATTGGCCTTGCCATTGCTTGCGTATTCCATAGTAGTACCTCCGATAAAATAGTAAGCTGGCCAGCTCCTATGCTCATTATGAGGCATCCACGAAGAACAAAAAACCAACTCTTCGGCCACTTTTCGGGCACAAAAGATATAAAAACAGCCACCCCTTACGGAGTGGCTGCCTTGTATATAGAAAAACGGGGCCGGTGCAGGCACCAGCCCTTGGAAAGAATACCGAATATCCTTTTGTGCTACACGCATATTATATACGCTCAGTGGTCAACTGTCAATTACTGCATAACTACCTTCTCAGCTTCACTCAGCACCTTTCGGATGCTCTTTGAGAATACAGGGAGCCTGTTTTCGATATACTTTTTCTTGAAATTCATGATCGTTATTCCGGTCAATTCATCTGTGTCAATGTCTTTCAGATAGATTACATTCCCGTCGGAATCATCACCATAAGAATTACTGCGGTCACCGAGGGCAATGTACAGGACGTCGAATTTCTTGTCGTAGTCAAATACGATGCTATTCTTCTGCAACATATATCGCCTCACCTTCTCCACAGCCACTTTTCTTGTTGTTATTAGGATATGCGGTTACGACCTCGCCCGATCCGCCGCAGACAGACACAACAACGTGCGTATATTTGAGTTTCGGGTAGTATGTAGCACTTTTCGATTCTTTTGTATATATCCGACGTTCATCTAGCGGAGGGTTCGTGTCATGACTTGGCAAAATTAGTTCCGGCTCCCGAATCGTCTCCACGATTGCGTCTACGTTTGAAACCATGATGCTGTGGTTAAGCGCCACATGAGAATCCCACTGCTCTTTTGTGCAGAATACTTTTATCCCGCTTCTGTCAACAACTTCGAAAAAATTAGGCATCAATCCACCTGCTCACTCAGGATTTTGGACATCATTGCAGGGAGTGCCTCTGCTAACTGCTCATTCACAATCACCGCAGCTACCGTTTCTTCCTGGTCGCTGTCCACAACGCCATTCGCTCCAACTACCGGATATTTATGCTTAAAGGTAAAAACAAATTCGTTCTTCGCCTCGTTCGCAGTAACAGTCAGCGAATTTGCGTAAATAGGCTTGCACATTGTAGTATAATCTCCTTCTCTGTTTTTGATGCCATTATAGAACAAATTAAGCTCATTGTAAATGCAACAGAATATTAAATTTGCAATTCTGCCACAAGAGCCGCCCTATCCGGGCGGCTCTGTTGCATGTTCCCGCAGTACATTCACGCACCGCGCTATGATCTTCTTGACGCCGTTTACGCTCAGGCCCTCGCGCTCGGCAATGCGCTCATGGCTCCAATCGTCAAGAATCTTCCGTTTCAGGATTCCCCGGTATCGCTCCGAAAGAATCCATTCGTCGATCAAATGCTCCCAATCGCTGCGGCTCAGACTCGGCAGCCCCCGCAGCATATGCCCTCCTTACTTGCTATCCAGCACGGCGATATTGCCCTTATTGGATACCCTCAGACCCAGCGCGGCGGCGATATCGCGCACCTTGACATAGTTCGTGCCGTTTTTCAGGATGCGTTCGACGGCGACCTCCTTGCCGTCCACGATCATTTTGCTTTTTTCTACCACTTCGTCCTCAAACCTTTCCAAGAATTTTTTCCACTGCTCGTTGCCAGTGGTGTGATAGTAGGTGTTCATGTCCGTGCCGACGAACGGGCGCGGGCAGAACTTCCCGGACACATCATAGTGCCGGATGATGTGATCCGCCGGAATGTTGTGCTCCTGCATGAGCTTGCGGATGAGCCACTCAGCATTGTCCAGCACCTTTTTCTCGAAGAACCAGTCGGTGTCGTAGGCTCCCATGCGCTTCCGGTTGACCTTCTTCGGCCTCAGCTCCACGCCGATTGAGTTCCAGTTCCGGCACTCCGGATGCAGCGTACCGTCTCCGCAGTGCCACGCCACATCCGTATCCTTTACGCACCGGTAAATGATATCGCCCTCGTCCACGGCGTAGTGCGCGCTGGCTCTGGCCTGCGGATTTTTGAACCACTCGGCCACGCTGGCCGCAGAGCCGAGCGCACCGAAGTAGTGGACGACGATCCATTTCGGCGTGCAGCCGCCCGCTCGATGGTTGATCGGCGTGAGCGCATCCTTAATTACCGGCATTGTTTGCGCCTCCATCCACTGCGTCCTGCACCTTCTGGCTCTGCGTGCCGAAGTAGAATGCGATCACGACGGCATACACCGTCATAAAGTCCTGGCTGATCTTGCCTACCACGGCCATGTACGCAAATACCGCCGTCAGCGTCAGCGTCACAAGGCTCTTCACGCTCAGGAGATTCCCGAGCCGCTTGATGATCTTATCCATCGTATGTACCTCCATCGTCTTTATCATTTGGTTTTGCAAATACTCTCTTGAGCAGGAGCAAAAGCAGCTCCCCGCCGAAGGCCGCGCCCGCGAACACCAGCACGTCGCTGAGATCGCACGTCCTGTCCAGCAGGACGGCGGCGGTTTTCAGGATCATCGCCCATGTGGCCACTGCCGTGAGCATCCACAGGCAGTAGTACACAAGCTCGCGAGCCATACGGCCCTTTGTCCATCGTTTCTTGTCCCTGCGCATCAGCCCAGCCCCAGCTTTGCCAGCGCAAATCCGATCAGGCCTGCAAGAATTGCCGTGATAACTCCCTTCACGACCGCCTCCCAGCGGCTTCCCGGCAGCGCCTTGATGCTTTTCACATCGGCCTTGATCTCATTCACGTTTTCCTCGATCGCCTCCTGCTTGGTCGCCAGCACCTCCACCGAGGTCGCCAGCTGATGCAGCGCCCTGTTGTCTGCCTCCAGCTCGTCGATCCTGTGCGAGTTGCTCTTGCATCGCGCCTCCACGGAGGCGATCTGCGCCTGAATTCCATCATCCATCTTGATACTCCTTTCAAAGCTTTCTATTTCGCACTCCGGGCAAACCATCCTGCCCTCCGGCACGGCCCGCCCGCAGCATACGCATGTATCCATCATTTTTCCCTCAATTTGCAGTCAGTGTAACGGTAAGGTTCGCGCCTGTACCCTTTACGGCAAATGCAATACCATACTGCACTTCCGGCACTTTCCCGGCCTCCCACGAAAGCGTAAATCCCTTTGCATCGGAATCCACCGCCATCTTGGAATTGAGGCTGAAATTGTCCGCATTGTGAATGTACACGCCGGCTGAGAACACGCCAGCCGCTGTATACCAGCACATTGCGCTGTCACTGTAAGGGTTTGACGTTGGGCCGCCCGTTACCTGATCTGCGCCGCTCAGCCGGATCGTCAGCCCATTTGGATAAAGCTTGTTGCTGATCTGTATCTTGCTGGTGTGGCCAATGGTCACATATCCTGCTGCCGATTTCTCCGTTCCGGAGCCGGTTGACAGGCGCGTATTATCTGCGTAGCCATAGGTCGCCAGCACGTCCACCGTCTGTGCTTTTACCGTCAAATGGTACGTCGCAGTGAACCCACCGTCCTCTGTAGTCGCGGTAATATCCGCTGTTCCTGCGGAGAGCGCTGTCACGACGCCATTCACGACGCTTGCCACTTTCGGTGCAGAACTTGTCCAAGTGACCGTCTTGTTGCTTGCGTTGGCCGGTGCCACCGTGGCAGTGAGCGTCACAGTGCCGCCCTTTGTCAGCTCTCCGGAGGTCGCATTGAGCGTCACACCCGTTACTGCTACCGACGCAACGCCGGTGAATACCTCACGGTCGTACCCCGCGCCGAAACAGTAGCTGTAGATTTTCTGCGCGGCTGGATTGAGCACGTTTACTACGAATGCCGTATCGTCTGCCGTTCCCGCCGTCTTGTTGTACGTCGTTTCTTCTCCGAATTCGATCCCGTAATACTCTCCCTTGCCGTTTTGGCCGTATTCGTTGTTCCGGCTGAAACACATATTGGGGATCGCCACGCGCCATGCGTTAAATTCTGTAGGTGTGTTGCCGGAAATGCTGTTCAGCTTCGCGGCCTTAAAGCAATGCACATGGCCATGGAATGCACAAAGAAACTGCGCACTGTGGGAGTTCGCGAAATTAACACTCTCTCCACCAACTACGATACTGCCTCCCTCGACATACGCCTTGATGATGTTGGCACATATGCTTACGACGCTCCAATCCAATGGATGGTGCGAAAGCGTCAGCACCCGCCACCCGGATTTTGCTCCGACCGCCTTCAGCGTTTTCGCGAACCATGCTGCCTGCGCATTCGATACATAGCCCGTAGACGCTTTGTCCGCTGTCAGGCTTTCCGAGGTATTCAGGCAGATCACGCGCAACTTTTTGCTCTCAAAGTCTCTGTAGCAGTATCCTGCGACAGCCGAGCCATAAGTGGCTCCCTCGCAATATTTCCCAATAAGCTGGAAAAGCTCCGAATCCGGTATCGTCGTCCCGTTCTGCGTGACGGCATACGCTCCCGCGTCGTGATTGCCCACCGTCCGAAACTGCGGTATCCCCTGAAACGCTTCGTCAATGTCCGCGTTGATCTCCGCAATATGTTGCTTTGTCTCCGTGATCGTCGTTGTGCTGGCTCCCCAAGTGTAGTCGCCGAGATAGCAGCAGAAATCGATTCCTGGCAGAATATAGGCCAGTGCCTTCATCGCCTGCGCCGCGTTCAGGTTCCCGGCCACGATATCCGTGCTGCTGTCCTGCTGGTGCGCGTCCGATGCCGCAATAAACACAATGCTATCCGACTTTAACACAGCCTTGACCTTCTCCGCCACGGCCAATGCCTCGGCCTTGACGTAATCCGGAATATCTGCGTGCTGAATTTTTTCGCTTCCGGAGATCGCATCCACCGCGTTCCCGAATCCCTTTTCCGCATCCCATACGATTTGGGCTGTCTCTCCCGTTTTTGCGCGAATCCGGTCTGCCGTGTGGGTCAGCGCCGCACCGTTTGCCAAATATTCACTCAAAATGAAGCACCTCCCGCACTGAGCAGTTCTGCAACCGCCCATGCCCCATTTATTACACGAAGAATTTTCCCGTTATCAGCGGCTGTAACAGCCGGAACACCTTTTGGGATTTCCACGGTTTTCTCCGCGCTTCCGTCGTAGCTCGTCGTCTCATCCCCAATCTTGATGTTTAGCGAATAAGGATTTTTAAGTTCCGTCGGAGGCGTGGGGATATCATCCTTGGCTGCAACATCGTCCGTTTTCGCCGTCAGATTTCCAGCGCCGTCGATCATAACGGTTAAGTAAGAGACCTTCTGGCCCATCGAGCCAATACCGCCGAACACACATACCATGCTGGAAACCACGAGTGCCGGAAGTGTCGCAGGCAGTCCCTTAAAATCAGAGAACGTAGCTGAACAAATTGGTGCAAAACCAGCTTCCTGTGCAGCCACGATCTGCGCGACCGTCTGCGTTGTCGTGGGGGACGCCACGCTGCCAGTCACGTCGAAATACCAGTTTGTTTTCGTCTCGCCCGTCTGCCCATTCACGCTTTTTACCGGCACATCAGCAGCCCCGATAGGCGTAAACCCGAGCGCACCGACAACCGCATCCTTCGTGACATTCGCATTGTCCCCGTTTGCGCCCTTCGGAATTCCGAGGTTAAGCGTAGGCTGTGCGGCAGTTCCGCCCATGCTGGCCGTAGCCTCGCTTCCTGCGGGCAGTGTCATCACCTTCCCGATCTTGATATCCGGCGTCACGCCATCCTTACCGGGTGCTCCATCCTTGCCGGGGCTTCCGTCTTTGCCGGGAGCGCCGTCCGGGCCTGCGGGGCCGGTCGCACCCTGCGGGCCGGTTGCACCCCTCGACGGCTTCCCGGTGTCCTCGTCGCCGAGATACCAGTTCCCGTTTGCTCCGATCGTCGGCGTAATGCCGTCCTTGCCGTCCTGCCCGGTACCGCCCGACCCGCCCGCCGGAATCTTGTATACGTCCTCCAGCCCCGGAAATTTGATGCTTTTCAGCTCTTTCACCAACTGCCACCTCCCAAAATCAGAATCTCATACGGCACGCTTGCGAACGTTGCTGTGATCGTATTGGGCAGCGCAAACACTGCGCGTCCGCTGCTGTTGTATGCCACACCGCCGTATGCGTACTTCTCCGCCTTTGCGCCGGTCGCGGTCATGGACATATACGCACTGAAATCTTCGCTGCAGAATGAACACACGACATTGTTTCCCGTGATCGTGCTTTTCGTGTAGACCAGCGCAAAGGACGGGGGACTCGCTTGGACCAGCTGCGTCTCCGCCTCGCTCAGCACCAGTGTTTTCTTGTCGTTGGATACCTCTGCCGCCGTCATGGTCCTTTTGACGAGCACTGGGTACTGGACGCCCTTCACAAGCACCGACCCCAGCGCGTCATATGCTGCATCCTTCGTCACGGAGATATCCGAAGCGCCCGGCGTGACCGTCTTGTTCTGCAATTTCATTGCCTGAATGGTCTGTGCGCCCGCGAGATACTTCCCGGTGGGGATGGTCTGCGGCCGTGTGGACGGCGCATAGGCCGTTGCCGCGAGGCTTTCAATCTCACCCGTGACCTTTCCGCCGTTGACATACGCCGTGTACGGTTTGAGGATCTGCGCGGCGGTCGCCGTCGCATCGGAAATGTCCGGCCGCGGATCATAATGCCCGGCCTCCTCGGTCAGCTGCTCGATGGTTTTCTTTCCGGTAAACCCGAAGATCGTCCGCAGCGCCGACGCCAGCGCGTCGAGCTTGCTCTTTGTGACTACTACCTTATCGTTCTCAGCCATATGTCGCCACATCTCCATTCGGAAGCGCTTCCAGAACGGCATTCACCATTTCTGTTTTGTCCGCTTCTGTAAAATAATCCGTCCCCTTGACGGGCGTCTTGCCGTCCGCACCCTTCGCGCCCGGTGCCCCCGTCGCGCCCGGTGCCCCCGTCGCGCCCGTAGCGCCCGCAGGCCCTTTGATGTTGACCGGCGTCGGATTCTCCAAGCCTCCGTCGTTCGTCCAGCTGATAACGCCCTCCGCGCTGACGGACGGCGTGAACGTGTATCCGTTCTGCCCGCTCGTTCCGGTTCCCTCGGTCGTCAGCGCCCGGATGATGATGTTTCCGTTTCCGTCGTCCTCTACCACGGTCTGGAAGCTGTCTCCCTTCGGACCCGGACGGCCCTGCGGGCCGGTCGCGCCGTCCTTGCCGTCTGCGCCTGCGGGGCCTGGCGGCCCCTGCTTGCCCGTTGGGCCTGCCGGTCCCCGGATGTCTCCGAGGTCAACGGTGCTTCCGTCCGTCAGCGTAAAGATCAGATGCCCTTCGTCTGATACCGCCACAGCCTTGATGCCTCTGGAAATGAGGCCGTGGATCGTCACCATCACGCTTTCCGGAATTTCGATTTTCATACCCTCGCCTCCTTATTCCACACGCGCAATGTTCCCGCTCGCAAGCGTGGTCCGGTTGCCGTGCGTGTATAAAATGTCGTACCGGTAGATGCCGCGCGGGAACTTGGCCGTCACCTCGTCCGTGAACGCCAGCGTGACCGTGTTCTCGTCCGCGCCGGTGAAGGAGAATTCCTGCACGGCCTTCTTTGTCCAGTCGTAGAATGTGACCTTGATCGTGTCCGTCTGCCCGATGGCCACGTCCGCGCCGTCCTGGTCCTCCAGCTCCAGCCGGAGCCGGAGGGAGAACGTGTCTCCCTCATACCAGCAAATGCACCCGTTCGCAATGCGCGGGCTGACCCGCGCGCCGGGGATCGTGTTTGCCGCGCTCATTTCTGCGCCTCCTCCCATTTCTTGATCTTGTTTTCCGCTTCCTTCTGCGAAAGTCCGCTCACCATGAATGCGTTCCGCAGGTATCCCTTGAGCCTTGCTTTCCCGGCCTTGTCCGCCGCCAGATACTCGTCGCGGAACATGTCCGTGATGGCCGCGCGGATCTCCTTCGGCTCGTATCCGTCCTTTTCAAGGCCCTTGAGCGTGCTCCGCAGATCCTTCCCGGTCGATACGGCCTTGTAAAGCTTGTCGTGGTTTTCCGTCCAAGGCTCAAATCCCGTTGGCGTGTAGTCCTCCTTCGCCAGCTCCGTTTTCTGTTCCGGCGACAGATTGAGCCCGTCTATCAGCGCGATGGTCTCCGCTTTCACGCTTCCGGAGATCGTCTTTCCGTCTGCGTCCTTCTCGCCGGTCACGCCGGACTTTTCTTGCAGATACCGGAGGTATTCTCCCATGTCCGCGCCCTCTGCCAGCAGCTTGTCGATCTGCGCCCGCTCCTTGTCGCTTGCCATCATGTTGTAGTAGTACAGCACCTTCCCGCTGTCCTCAATGTCGAACGCATTGAGGAGCTGCATTTGCAGCTGCTCCTTGGTCTGCGTGTCGGTCTTTTTGACCTTGGACATGGCCTTGATGAGCTCATAGCTGTCTCTCTGGTCAACTCCTCCGGCGCGCATCGCCTCATACGTCTGCGTCGCCTTCTCGCTCAGCGCGCCGAAGCCCGCCTCGACCCACGCCTGCGCCTCCGGCGTCGCGCTCTTGCCGAACAGCAGCGTCCGCCAGACGGCATTCGCCTTGTCTCCCTTCCGGTCGGTGTAGATCGGATACTGGAGCCGCCCGTTCGCCGTATAGCTGCCCTGCCGTTTCAGAGCGCTGATGCCCTGCCACATTTTCTTGATCTGCCCGCCGCCGAACGGCAGCAGCCAGTATGCCGCCGGGTTGATCATTTCCTTCCCGATCTTCGCCAGCTTTTCCTCGTCCGTCGCGGTCTCCGAGTTCAGCGCTGATTTGATATTCCCGAGGTCCGGGAAAGAACTTCCGAACGGCAGCTTTCCACCGTCAATTTCGAGCCCGACAAGGTTCAGTGCTGCCGTTGCCGGGAGCTCACTCAGCACGTTTTCTGCAAGGTTTCCTGCGCTTCTAATCGCGCTCTCCTGCTCCGACTCCTTGATAAGTCCGCCGCCGGTCGCAGCGTCCACCAGATTATTCAGCTCATACCCCGTCAGATCGCCCACTGTGTCGTTGACGATCCCCAGCGGATCGAGCATCGGGCGTCTTCCGATGAGATATTCATATAGCTCGTTGTAAAGGAATCCGCCGATCAGGAACTTGAACAGCGCCAGTGCCAGATATCGGACGCCCTTCTTCCGCTGCTCGCGCGGGAGATCCTTGAAGAGATACGAATATGTGTTGTTGACCTCCAGCTGGAACTGCGTGAGCATTTTCATAAGCGGATTTCGCGACTCAAAGATCGTCGGCATCGCGCCCTTCGAGCGGTCTGCCATCACGTTTGCCGCGAAATCGTCCGCCTCGCGCATCGCCGTCTCCTCGCTCATGCCGCGTTCGATGTTCTCCATGTACCGTGCCCGGACAATGGTTCCCGCTGAAAACTGGTCGATCCACTCCATTGGTGTGGACAGAAACGCGCTTGCGCTCTGCTGCCAGGTTCGGACCAGTGGATCGCTTCCGGCGCGGTTTGTGAGGAAGTCGCTCGCTTCCACAAGTCCGTCGCTCGTCTTGATGTTTGCCAGCGTCTGCCACATTCCCTTGAGCACGGAGATCGTCTTGAGCTGCGCCCCCGCCTGCGTGATAACGCCGAAGTTCGTCAGCCACGACGCCGGGTTGACCGCGACCATGTTCGCCGCCACCCGGTTCTGCCATGCCCTCATGAAATTGTAGAGCTTGCGCCCGCCCAGATGCTCCATGCTTCGGTCATACTTGCTCTTCTTGTTTGCCAGCAGATTTATGTATTCGTCCAGCTCCACCGCGAAGTTCGAAAGCGAAAAGCGCCCCTGCTTCATGATCGCCTCGATCTCCAGTTCCTTCTGGTGCTCGGTCAGATCGTCTCTTGCTCGGACGTCGTCCACCCGCTCCCGCAGTCCCTCGTCCGATGTGCGGTATCGCACTTGCTGTGCAAGCGCCCGCAGCTTCTGGATGGCGTCCGTGTAGCAGATCACGCTGGCCGCGCCCTCCACGTACTTGTCAAAGCCCGCCACCGCGTCATACTCCGTGTCAAAGCCGATGCGCTCCAGCGCATTTCCGAAGTAGGTGATGCCCGGCTTGAAGGTGTGCGTCAGTCCGCTGATGGTCGTCGGCAGTGCTGTCACCTCTGCGTCGATGCCGAGCGCCTTTCCCATCAGCCCCAGAATGCCGTCCGTCGTCCCCTTCTGGAAGTGGGGGAAATAGCCCTTCCGGTAGTTGATCGGCTCATAGCCGTTTCGGATGCGCACGTCGTTCATCTGCTCAAATAGCCCGTCATAGATCTTCCGGAACGTCTCCACGGCGTTTTCGATCTTCGCCCGGTCCAGCCCCGGACTCGTCGCCCACAGATCCAGCACGATCTGCCGCCATTCATTGAGCGTCTTGCCGTCCCGGTCCTGCGCCCTCGGGTGCTGCTCCAGATACCGGATGTTGTCCTGTGCCTCTCCCAGCAGCTGCACCGCGTGCGCCTCGCTCACGGCGTCGCCCTTGCGGGCCTTCCGGCGCAGATTCAGCTTCTTGACCTGCTCGCGCAGCTTGTTTTTCAGCTTGTTCGCGTTCGCGCTGGCCGTCCGGACTGGCTCGAAATACGTCTTGTTGATCGCCTCCGCGTCCGCCTCCGGGAAGATATCCCGGACGTTGCGCGTCATCGTCTCCCGGCTGTACTCGATCCCGGCCGTCTTGTCCTTGGCCTTCTCCGCGTTTTTCAGAAGGTTGTCCGCCTGCTCGCGGAGCTTGCCCTTCCGATATCGCCGCCAGTCTGCGATCTTCGCCGCCGCCGCGTCATAGTCTGCCTTTGCCTCGTACATGGCAAGGATGCCCTGCGCATTCTCCATGCCCTGCACGTCCTCCGGCGTGATCTCGCCGCGCAGGAGGCGATTCAGGACGCTGTTGTCCTCCGCCGTCAGCAGGTTCTTTGCCGCCGCCCGCTCATACGTCCGCCGCAGGCCCTTGAGGTCTGCGTACAGGCTTTTGACCTCCTCCATCGTCGTGGGGACGGCCCGCGCCTGCTGCTGCCGCATCCGCGCCTCGGCATACCGCCTTGCCACATTCAGCGCTCCCAGCATGTTCTCCACGCTGGCCTCGTAGTCGTTCTTTGCCCAGCGCTTGAATTCCTCCGCGTCCTCGCCGTGGTATTCGTCCAGCGACATCTGCACCTTCTCGATTCGCTTCGATACCTCGAACATCCGCATGAGCTGATCCGCCGGATGCGTGATGCTCTCCGGGAACAGCTCCGGCGCCATCTGCTGCATTTCCTTGTATGCCACATCGACCGGCAATCCGCCCTCGTTTGCGATGCGCAGCCGCCCCGAAGCAGCCCTTCTGAAATCGTCAAAGTCCGCAATGTCCGCCCGGTCTGCCTCCGACAGCGTGACTTTCAGATCGCGCAGCCGCGTTTTTACGTCCTTGTACTGGTCGTAAAATTCCGTGTCCATCTCCACGCCGCGCCTGTAGGACTCCTCAAAGTTCCTGTCTACCGTCTCCTGCGAGATCCTGCCGGTCTGGAGATATTCGTTCATCATTTCCTCAATGGCAGGCTTCAAGACCTCCTGACGTGCCGCAAACGGCATCGAAAGCGTCTGCTGGATGGCCGCCGCTGTCTGCCCGCGCACTCTGCGCAGATAGTCCTGCGCCTTCTTCGGAATGCTGTCCAGCGTGAAGGCGGTTGTCCCACCCGCCTCCTGCGCATCCTCCGCCACCGAATAGCGGAACTGGCTGACCGACGGGGCATTGCTCACCTCCGGCAGCGTGCCGTCGTTAAAGTAATTGCGGATGTCCTGCAAAACCTTGTTTGCGTGCGTGCCGCGCGGATACTCCGTGCTGGAGATCGTGTTTCCGCTTGCGTCGTCAATGTCCAGAATGACCTCGCCGCGCTCCTTGCTGATGAAGTCGCTGAGCGAGTCCATCTGTGCCTTCGTCGGCATGACGGCAAGGTTGATGCCGCCGCTCTCCGGGGAAATGCGGATGTTGCCCTCCTGCATGAAGCGCACCATGCCGCCCGTGTAGTCTCCTCCGCCGTAGTCCTCGCCGAGTGCGTCAATGATGTCCCTGTGATCGACGCTGCGGTATCCGCCGGAGCCGCCCTCGTGCCGTCCGGAGAAGTCCAGCCGCGCACCGTTCAGCAGAACATAGCCCGTCTCGCTCCATTTGTATGTCCGCCCAAAGTAGGCGAGTGCGGTCTTGTCGTTTTCCTGCGGCGTTGCTGTGGTATCGTCAGCAGAAAATTTCGCATCCATAGGCTGGTCTGCCATTTCGACGATGGAAGAAAATTTCTCTCCCGAGATGTTGACACTGTTCCCACGGTAGGATATACTACCTATAGAACCATCACGCAGAAGCTCTCGGGACGTTACTGTAAGCCCGAATCGGCGAAGAAGCGGGACGGTTCTTTTTTTGTCCGCAAACAGAACGTCACTCTGCGAAATGAACGATGCGGGGTTTGCTTTCGCGTATGCGCTGTTAACCTTCTGCATATCGTCCAGAACAAATCCGTTCTCCCTTGGACGCAGATCGAGCACCGCAAGGACAGGCTGACCGTCCTGCGTATTGATCGAGCCGAACAGCACCAAACGGCTGTTCCCGCCTTTGCCAGAGCCTTTGCTTTTCAAAATCAGAATCGGGTCATCCAGCAATTCCGGAATCTTCTGAATCTCCCGGATTGTCATTTCTGGATGTTCCCTTAGAATGGTGTTGATCTTATCGCCATTCATATAGACGTCGCTTTCAATCGCACCAAGCCCCTGCAGCGTCTCGCCAGTAGAGCCAAGCACGAATGCTTCTCCCTCCGGCATCCCATCTCGATACCACTCCGCGACATCCTTGCTGAATCCTTCATTGACTGAATACTTCTCCGGCGGGCCTCTGGTCCCGCCGTTTTCTTCTGCCGCCTGCTGGGCCTCCTGCGCCTGCCGGGCGGCTTTTTGTATGATCTGCGTCTTTGCTTCCGGCATCCGGTCCATGCCCGCGTAGGCGTCCGCGCAGATCTCTTCGATGTACGTATCCAGCTCCGCGCCGTCGTAGCAGCCCTCGTATGCCTCGGCATACCGCTGTGCAAGCTCCTGAATGCCGTCCTCGCCCAGCTCGTCTGCCAGTGTCTGCCGCACCGCGTCCATGGCATACGGCCAGTCCTTGATCTGATGGTGGAACGCCTCGTGCTTTGCCAGCTGCTCCACGGTCCATTTCTTCGACGTCGCATTGATCCACACCGCGTCGCCCATGACCACGCCATCCGCGTACCGTGTGACCTTCGCTTTTTGATTCTCGATGCTGATCGCGCCGACCGTGAAATGCACGTCCTTGAAGCCCTCGCGCCGGAGCATTGCGGCGGCAGCCTTCATGCTGTCCGTCCATGTGCTCTCCGGGGCCTCGCGGAAGCTCCGCTGCGCCGACCCCTTTTCCAGTCCAATGTCCTTTCCGCTCAGGTACGGCTGTCCCGCAGCGCGGACGCGATTTTCGAGCTCAATTCGTTCCGCGACTGCGCTTGCCTTTGCGGATCGCGTTTTTGCGCCTCCTGTGCCCTCTGCCACTGCTCCAGCCTGTTCTCCGGAATCCATACCTGCATCCCGTTTGCCGCCGTCATCAGCAGCCGTGCTTCCTGCTTCCTCGCCATTGATAAACCCCTTTCCGGCGTTCCATGCCGCCCTCGTCATGCCGTCTCCCAGCAGCCTGTCTTTTGTGCCTGCAAGGCTTTCACCCAGCGCGCCTCTGTCGAAAACGTCCCGGACGTGCTGCGCGTATTCCGCCGCGCTCACGCCCTTGTTTTTCCCCTTCTGGGCGTTGTACTCGCGGATCATCCGCTGCGTGAGGCTGTCTCCGAAATGATAGACCTCCCCCGCATACCGCAGCGTCCGCTCCTCGATCCCCATCCCGTCAAACGCCTTGGCCGCGTCGAGCCTTGCGTAGCTGCCCT